GCAGCCAGAAGTATATGCCCTTCAGCTTGTATCCTACCTGCATGTATTCTGGCATACTCGCTTTGTGTCTGATTATAAAAGTCAAATGCTGCAGCACTAGCGGTGGTATGGGTACTGTGGTTCATACGTAACTGGTCGGCACTGTTTGAATCGAAATAAATCCAGCCACCATTTCCTAAAAATACATCATCTCCTACGGTTATATCTCCTGCTACTGTAAGGTTATTTATACCAGTAACATTATGACTAGAGTTAACACTCATACCACCCATAAGTTGTAAACTAGTTACATTACTACCATCACTTACAGCCATAAATGCGTAAGGAGCTGTTCCAGTGTTAGGATATCTTAAACTAAAATCATCCCCATCTACTGTCATATGCCAAGAACCCCCTAGTGCACCTGTTTCAGTAAAAACAAGTTGAGGTGCGCTATTAGATATTTTCGGGTTGCTTGTAAAGGTTTTTATTCCTCCGACCGTCTGAGTACCTGTTGTATATACTCCATTAGTAACTGTTGCTGCGTTTCCTGTACAAGATGCTGCGGCAACATTAGTTATATTACTACCATTCCCATAAAAATTAGTAGCATGGCAAGCACCCCATGTTCGTGCTGCTGTTCCACAATTTAGAGTGTTATCAGCATTGGGAACACAATCCCCTAAGAAGTTAGTATTCTTAGATGTATATTGCCACGTTAATGCTCTATATGCAGCATGAGTAGAGCCAGTCATTGTACCCATACCAAGATGAAAATAACCATCTCCGGTATAATACATCTGCATTGTAGCAGCACCCCATTTATCAGATTCTCCTATAGAGATGCCCGTTCTTTCTGAAGAGTCATTTGCCCCATGTATCGTTAACCAAGAATTAGTAGCACTACCTACACCTATTTTCACATCACCTGCTGTAACATTAATACCGTTATCAGCAGTAAGAGTATCCACAGAGAAATCTGTAGCAAGTGAGCCATTTATTCCTGCATAAACACCACTATGATCGTGTGTATCAGAAGCATAAGGATGAGTATGAGCTGGAGCATAATCTGTACCGGAAACAAAATTACCTGTATCTAAAACTTTGCGTAATGTTCCCCAAGAGGTAGTAAAGCCATGTCTAAAATATAAGTCATCTCCCCCAGAATTACCGGCATTAGCCATTAATTGCCAAACACCATAAGTATCTGACCATCCTTTCACAGTCATGACAGAATCCCAAGTATAAGCAGACCCTGCTATATCATCTGTAAAATCAAAGCTAACTTGTTTTTCAGCTGAATTATTGGGTGTTACATCACCTGCTGCACGGTTATCAAATATTTTTATATCGGTTGCTAAAGTAGCTGTTGCTGCGTTGCCTGTACAAGAACCTGAACTTCCTGTAACAGATGTTTGGACAACATTAGGAGCAGTATTGGTAATTGTTAATTGTCGAGTAGCAGTATATTCAACTGTTATTCCAGTACCCTGCTCTATATGTAAGGTTTGTCCTGAGCTGATTGTTGCAGACTCAGTACCATTACCTTCCATGATTGTCCATGAACCGTAGTTATCATATGGATGCGAGTGAGCAGGAGCGTAATCAGTTCCTGACACAAAATTACCTGTATGCAGCACCTCTTCCCAACTGCTCCATGAACCACTATTTTTACCTCGAACAAACATGCTACCATCCCATTGGGTGTATATTTGTGTACCCCAAGTAGACGAGTCCCATGTCATGTTGATTAAATTACCATCTGTACTTCCAGATGGTTCGTTTGTAGTTGCCGACACATCTATATTTTCAAAGCCAACGGTAGTTAAAGTATCTAAATCACCTGTGTACCGAGTTTTACCCGGAGAAGTTCCTATCTTGGAGGTGTTCACTCTGGAATAAGCAGTATCCCAATTGCTGGAGTTATCAGTGAAATTACCATCATGATAGACTTCTTTCCATCCACCGAAAGCTTCAGCATTAGTTACTTCTCTAAAATACATAGAATTTCCAGAAGTAGGAAAAGCTAATTGCACTAGCCAATTATTAGTATCATTGTACGCCCAAGCCTCAGAAACAATATTTAACCCTGTACCATAAGAACTAGCAATAGGTGTGTTTGTTGCTGTATTAGACCATCTAAAAGGTCCTGCATCATAAGCAAGATTTAAATCAGCCTCGTTTTGAGGTAATATCCAATCATAAGCAGTCTGCCCATTGTTAATGCGAGAATCATTACCTAAAGCAACTGTACTTACAGTAGTTCCGGTAGGTATTCTGCTTATCCCAAAAGTACCTGTTGTTACTGCAGAAGCATTTAAACCATCAATATCTGCATCACCATGGCTATGTGTTGTGGGAGCATCACCAATATACATAAAATTGCCATCAGTAACCGCTGTATCAAATTCGGTTTTTGTTCCAGTTATGCCTACTATACTGGTTTGGTCAGGTGCGTAGTTATTTGGATTTGTAGCATTATATGGAGTGAATCCTAAAGTAGGTTCAGCACCTATGTCAGCAGGAGAAATTGTTTGCCAAGTATTATCATTTCTTAAATAAACTGCATTATTTGCACCTTGAGGTGTAGGTACATGATATCCATGGGAACTGGCTGCATAATTATGAGCTGTTTGACTGTGGTCATAGGCTGTCTTACCTCTATCACCTCTATAAGCAGTAGCTGAAGTCTCTCCTAGAGCCAATGAAGCTGATATCTCAGTATAGGCTGCACCAGACCATCTAAAAGTTAGATTAGTATCCTCTGCTATGTATATTTTTCCTGTTTCACCTGTTCCTGGAAAAGCTGCTTCATTTGCATAAGATAAAACGTCATCTACATATGCCGGTAATTGACTTGAAGGCACTAAACCAGAACTATTTAATTCAGCATAACCATTTGCATCCCCTTTATTGGCTGAATCTTCTGGTGTGAAACCAAGAGCTGCTTGTTTACCATCCCATGAACTTATTTGCGCATCTGTTACAAATCGATTAGAACTATCTTGAGTAATAATACTTGGTGGATGGTTTGCAGGATGTGAATAGTTATTAGCATCTGAAGGTGCATGTGGTGCTTGGGAATGAGTATAAGCTGTATTCCAATTATCCATATCAGAAGCAATAGGTACTGCTCTGATCACATGAGTACCACCTGAGAGGGTTAGATTGCTTCCTGGTGAGTCGTCATAGACTGATCCATTCCAAGTCCATGTATCATTCCGTGTAATCGTGCCACCAGTGTTATAAGTGCCTTCTCCACCTACCAGGTTAGTTCCATCAGCATCTTCAATAACATAAGAGAATGTATCCAAATTAACAAATTTCTCTGAAAATAAGATACTACCCGGAGTAATCCCAGTGGGTGTAATGGTGGCTGCTGTTCCAGTACAAAATTCTTCTATATTGTTTGCAAACATTTTCAGATCCTATATTCAAAAAAGGTGGCAACTAATTGTCAGGTCTATGCTCATATCTGTGACAATTAGCACACAAAGTTATTAAATTCGTGGATGTACTGTTCTTTCTGTTTCCATCTATATGATGTACATCTAATTGACATGGATGGGCTACCTTAAAATCACATTTTTCGCAGTAATCTTTTTTATGTGCAACATAAACGTGTCTCTCTTTAGCTTTTACACCGCCCCTCATAGGGAGATTATATCGCTTTTTACTACAAGTATTACAGATAGGTTTATATATACCATGTCCAGTACTTGTTTGCTTATTTTTATTACATAAAACACATATACCTTGTATATCTCTAGCTTCTGGTTTCTTTGGTAATTTCATAGCTATACTCCATCATTTGAATATAACTATTATACAAAAAAGGGTGGCATCATTACAAGCCACCCTTTTAAGAGACTAATTAACAATTAGGCTTATGCTTGTGGTAATTCCACATTCCAACTGGATACAGCAATAATGTTATTAGTAACAATAGTATCATCATCAAGGACCAATGCCTGGGTAGTTGTACCTACATCACCATCTATTACAGCATTTCCATCTCTGTCATATGCTCTAAACCAATCTGCAGTACCATCAGCTACTGCTGCATCTTCATTACTGATTGTATCAGCTGCGGCTACTGCTTTCTGTGTATCTGGAGCAGCGGCATTAAAAGCAGGATTAGTAAGTAATAAAGTACCAAGTAATGTTCCTACAATAGCATCATCTGGATCAGCAGGAGCACCAGCAGTAAGATCATATATTTCAATTTTACCAGTTGCTTGTCCCGATCCAGCATTTAATAGTGCAACTAATGCATCTATTGCTGCCTGAGCACCTGCCATTGCAATTCGTGTTATAGCCATAATTAGTTCCTATCTATTGTCTAGTTGCTGTCGTTGATGTTACACCATCTCCGGTTAGAAGGATAGTGATGGCATCTACTAAGCGTTGAGTTTGAGTTACTGTCATTGGATTACTAGGATCAAGCCCCTGTAATTGCCATAATTCTTTAAGTTGTGTGGCTTGTTCTACAGATAAACCAACAGTACCACCAGTAAGAGTCCTGGTAGCATATTCCCATATTTCTTGAGGAGTTGCACCACTACCACCTCCACCGCTTCCTTCAATTACTTCCACCTGGGGAGGAACATAGTTAATATCAACAATAGTGGCTACACTTAATGGGGACCTGTCAAAACAAGCTGTACCTTCCTGACCAGTATCTGTAATAATTGTACCGGTAATAGTCAATTCATGGTCTGTATCAAAAGGAACAATTCGACAATCATTATTTAAACGTAAATAACGTTCAGTAAATTTTCCACCACCTTTAGCTACTTTACCAAACATGGTACAGAACATATCAAATTTACGTAAAGATTCATCAGTACGTCTTAACGCCCTGACTTCTTGATATATTGCTAAAGGATGTACATCAGCATCGACTGTATCAGAATGGAGATGAATTCTCGCTGGATAATCTGGGACAATACTGGCTATTACTGTCATTCATCTACCACCAACTTTTCGTCAATCATCTGTCCCCCATGTTTTTCCATAATCCATGGATAAGCAGTTTGTGCAATTAATTCATATAATTCATAAGGGTCTATATAATTATCATCTGCAATAGTGCCTATAGGCATAATACCTATGTCAGAGAATTTTTTAACAATACGGTCATAATTACCAATTACTTGGATTTCTTGTTGTATTTCCTCATTATAGAAAACTTTCTCAATAACTAAAGATACAAATGGCATCCCGTTAGGGATGACATCTATACCTAATTTCCTGATTCTGAGGAAAATCATGATTATGCATTGTTTTCAATTGCAGGTACACAAGAAGCAGATACAGCAGTATCAGCTAATGTAGCAGTAGTCTTTTGTTGTGTAACTCCACCATCACCTTCACAAAGGAAAACAATATCTACTGAACCATCTGTAGTAAAGTCATGTTCGAAATCTACATAGGTATTTGCACCATTAATAAATGCAGAGGCATTAGTTGCAACACCTTTTACAACGGTAGTTGTTGCATCTTCATACTCTACAGCACTACCTGAATTGTAGTTGGCTGCTTCATATGCATGGAACCAGGCTAATGCATCATCGATAGCATCTTGACCTAATTCGAAGATAACAGGAGTATATACTGGATATACGCATACAGTAGAGTCATCATCCTCAAATTCAACACGAAGTTTATCAGTTCCTGTTAAACCAGCAATAAATACACCAAGGCCGTCACCAGCACCTGTAATAGGTCTGACTTTACTAGTTGCAGTATATTCATACCAAACATCGTAATCTTTACCATTTAAAGTAGCTTCGCCTTGTGTAACAACATCATCAGCTTGGGCAATTGCGTCAAGATACGCAACACATTGGTCTAATGAACCACCACCTGTATTTGCTAATACCCAAGTAAAATCTCCATCTGCTCCAGCAAAACCAGATTTAGTTTGTGCAGTCACAAATTTTTCTAAGGACATGCCTGTAAATGGGGCAATCATTGTACCGCCACCACCAATAGTTCCATCCCAGGTTGTAGCTAAAGGATATGTTGCAGGTACAGTTGTCAAATGGTCACCTTCATTCAAAGCCGCACCAGAGGAGTAACCACCCAATTCTGCAATACCCAATGTACCTTGAGTATCTACACGGTCATATGTTTTACCGTATGTACGAATAGAGAAATAGTGAGAAGATGAAGTATTATCAAAATTACCATTGGCTGCATCACCAAATACCTGAATAGCTTCATCGATATTACCCAATTTGGTGAAGTCAGTAGATGTGCCATACTGATTGGATTGCGAATAAGGAACAGAGGCAGAGTCAATAGAACCAAGTCCTTTAGGACCGAAGTAAATACGATTTACTACAGAACCTGTTAATTCACGCCAACCAGAACCACGGAATAGTTTTCTATCTGGATCTGCAAAAGGAGTTCGTCCAAATACAAAATCATATGCACCACCAAACTTAAACGTACCTTTTGTCCAACGGTCATATGCACGTAGAGATTCATCTGTTCTACGTTCTTGGTTTTCAAAAGCATAAAATGCTTCAAATTTTAAACCATCTGCTTCAATTAACGGATTTGGGTCAGAAGCCCCTCCTCCATGAGTTGTTAAATTAAGATTAGCATAATCACCAGCATGTCCAAATTGAACAGTACCTGCTGCTTTATCAAAATAAACGTTTCCATCTGTAAATGAATTAGAACTGGCCTGATATAGGCTAGTACTATAGTTACTCAGGTCGATAAGTGCCATATCAAGCTACCTCGTCATTAATTATATGTTGTTCTAGCACAGTTGCTAGACGCTCATTTTCATCCTTTAAAGCATTAAGTTGACTATTCCCTTTTTCAACTATGTGATTCATTTTTACCAAACACAGTTGTTGTTCTTGTTCTTTCATTTCTTCTACAGCTATTTTTACTATTTTTTCAATTGCATTTCGAACTAAGAAGGTTTCTTGTACTGTAAAATGTGCAGGTAATGCATACAACTCTTCTTTATCAAGAGTGAAAATCCAATCTTCATTGATTCCTTCCCGGGTTGTTTGATTACCTTGTATTCTTTTAACATCAATCATTAACATCTATATCCAAATTAATAGTTGGGGTCTTCTCTACAGTAGTGAGGGTATCATAATAAATTTTCTCAACATAGTCATTGTTTATTGTTTGTAAATCTATATATTGTTCAGTCATTTATTTCTACCGTTGGGTTTAGTGTTAGTGTTTGATCAGAGCTTTCAAGGGTGTAAGGGATAATTACCTCTACGTACCCTGATGCTAACATTTGAACCAGTATATCATTAGTTGTGCCGTCATGGGAGTACTGAAATGTTGTTCCGCTATTGCTCTCTATACCGTCTAGTTCAGTTCCGAAACTTCCAGATGCTCCGTTATCATCATAAATTCTTACTTCTGCTCCGTTAATAACCCCTGCTATGGTGAATGTTGCAGGTCTTTGAACAGTCACTGTCCCTCCGGCAGTAACAAATATTTTTGTTTCATCAATGTCACTGTTTGTACCAACAATCCAAGTCAATTCATTCCCGCCTCTCCACTCAAGGTTTTCTGAGGTTCTTGGATCAAAAGTAATACCATTGGCAGTTAACGTTAAATCTCCCCCACCTGTAGGTGCTTCAATCCGGATACCTAAAGGCCAATCCTCTACCTCAGAGTCTTCTAGTTGAGTATCCAAGTCAGATTGCATGTTTGCTTGAGTATCTGTACTAATCGTATACTTTGGTATAGCTCCACGTCTGAATAATACGTCTCTGATTTCAGTAGTCTTGTCCAGTGCTCCTGCACTTGTATTCGGTGAGTTATCAGACCAACTACAGAAATATGCGTATTTACAACCAGTCGAACCGTTATAAGATATGTCAGTACCACCAGTCTCTAAGTTACCGTCAGGGTCGCCCCACACAATATCTCCTGAGTGTGAGTTGAAACTTCCTGCCCCTAATGGATTCCCATTCGTCAATGCCAAAGGCTGCTCAACACCGTCAAGATACATTCTCCATTCTTTAGGATCTTCACTTAAGGTATAACGCATAGCCACATGATAGGGTCTATCAGTGGTAAGTCGAATACTACTGGTTGCTTGAGCGTTAATGGCGTTTCCCGGATTATCCGCAGCCTGTGCCATAAGTACGTTGCCTAGTCCTGTCAGTAGTGCTAAATTCTGTACACCACCACCTTCTTTCCATAAACAAGCCATAGCATTCTGTACACCCCCTAATTCTATCCAAGAGGCTACAGTTCTTTCTGCTGAATCAATAGTTACATTCATATTTGCAGAGTCAGCGCATTCTCGTCTTGCCGTTACACTTTCCATTAACATTGAGTGAGTGGTGTTTTCACAAATAGGGTCAGCCGTAAAATTAGATGTACCAACAACATTAGAAGTTGCGGGATTAGAATTTCCTAAACGTCCTGAATCTACGTAGGCATCATTATTAAATTTCCATAAATGATCTGGGTTTAACGCCCCTACTGCGACAGAGTATATTGGTACACCAAAAGATATTACGTAAGCCGCTGAAACATCTCCAGTATCATTGGTAATTACCAAATAATTAATTGCGTTATTCGATAAAGACCCTTGCACACAATCAAATTGAATAGAGGTATCTGACCAAGAGTCTATTGTTTGTGTTGTTTTAATAGTTCCTGAAAGATCAGACCATAACTCTACTTTACCTGTGCCTTGAGAAGCCTCGAATCCCCATCCAGTAACTGTTTGATTTGTACTTGTGAAAAATAAAGCAGAGGGTGCGGATATTATTCCTATAGGCTGAACTTCATTAAGCACTACGGCATATATGTGTGACTCTGGTGTAGAGTTTGACGCTGTGTGTGTAAACGCAGGAGGATCATAAATTCCTGCTGAAATGCTTCCTATATCAGCAACAAAATGATTACGGTGGTCGTTAGCTGTACCTGCCCAAGCTTGTGAACGGTTAGTATACCCGGTAGGCATACCCACAGCAGTAATATCATCATGAGTTACTGCTTGAAATAGAACCACCCAAGAGTCGTCATAATCAACTTCAATAGCCGCAGCATTGGCGGCTGTTGTGTTTTGCTGAAATGCGTAACCGTGTCTAGCTATAGGTACAATAGTATCGACACCTCGATATACCAATAGCGCACCGGACATAGGTGAGTCTGATCCGCCACTGTTCCAAGTGAATGTTGGGTCTGCTTCGCTATCCGATGTGGCAATTTTATAATAAATTGCAGTTTCTTGGTCTCGTCCACCAGTAGAACGATTATAGGCTAATCGGGTGTAGCCATTACCGCCACCACCATCATTATCCCATATTTGTGCGCCTGTATTTTCTGATTGCTTAACACAAACTAATATCAAGTCATCAGTAAGTTGTCCTGAAGGCATAGTAAACGCAAGGCTTTGCGCTCCAGCCGAGTCTAAAGTATGTTTATCTATAAAGGAAATAGCCATTACGTATTAGTCTCCACAACAGGAAACAGGGTCAGTGTTTGATCTGAAGCAATAAGTGAAAAATTTTCTATAACTTCCTCATAACCATCAGCCATCATCTGAATCATAATATCGTTAGTTGCGCCTGAATGAGAAAAAACAAAGCTAGTTCCTGTATTACTTTCAATACCATCAAGCTCAGTATTCATTGAACCATCATCTGCAGTCTCATTATCGTAAATACGAACCTCCGCACCATTGATCACACCGTTAATGGTTAAGGTTGCAGGATTTACAAAAACAATAGAGCCTGTGCTTGTTGTACTACCTATAGAAGCATTAGCCCCGTTGGTGTTTGTCCAGGTGAGAGTGCCTGTACCATTATATTGAACATGTATTGAGCAGAGTGGATCAAAGGTTACATTATCCGCAGACAGTGATATATTTCCTGCTACATTAACAAGAATAGATAATGGGGTATTACCCCTAACGGTATCCGCAAGAGCGTCAAGCCCTGCCTGATTGGTGATTGTGACATCTGGTAGTGCGCCCTTTTCAAATAACTCTTCTCTGATTTCAGTGGTAGTAGGTAGGGTTTTGTTTGCCCAAGATGCCCATTGATTATAAGAACCGTTAACTGGTGCTTGTAACAGTACGATGTCTCCTCCAACACCCACAGTTCCTGCCGGATCTGCAAATTCTGCAAGCCCTCTTGTAGTTAATGTAGTAGATCCAAATGCAATACTTTCTTGCAGTACACCGTCTACATAGAGTCTTAGCGTGTCATTATATCCATCACCTTGTAGTTCCCCGTAGATATGGTAAGGTCTGTCAACTGCAAGAGCCAAGCCGTATACTTGTACCGAAGTACCTCCATCCACAGTTTCGAGCATCAGGTTATTACCCATAGCCATAATAAACTGGAAGGTAGGATCGGCATCGCCCTCCCCATAAATACGAGCAGGGTGTGCATCTACTTTAGAAATTTGAAACCAACCACCTATGGATTTTCTGCTATGAGCTGAATTGCCTATAGTAGTGATAGAGCCGAGAGACATTCTATCCCCAGCAATGGCGTTGGTTTGTGCTGAATTACTTACATCTTCACTGATGGCTGTTGCGGCTACAGTGCCTGTCATTGTTGCTGGTGCAGAGCCGACACTATCCGTACCACTTGAGCCGTTAAAAGCCCAGCGGTGGTCAGGGGATAAAGCATCTATGTCGTCCGAATACGCCATTATTCATACTACCTCTTACATCCAGGTCTGAGATAAACATTTACTTCTCTTGTTGTCGTTGTGCCTGCTCAAGACGTAGCAATTGGTATGGATCTGGTCTACGTGTTACTTGTTGGTTTATTTGATTAGGTCTATTTGCTACATTAGTTGCAGCATCCCACACATTAGGACTTATTTGATTAGGAGGAGCAATACGTACATTTGGTGTTCCATATCCAAGCAGACTTTGTAAAAAGCCTGCTCCTTTATCTCCTAAATTATTTAAAAGATTACCAAAAATAGAAGGTTGTTGGCTCATTTGAGGCAAATTATAATCCCCTGCATGCTCTTTGGCTAGTACTCGCTGTCTAGCTTCCATAATACGTCTTTCTGCGGGTGAGTATATTTGTTCCATCTAATTATCCTCAACTAGTAGGCTCATTAAAATTCATTACAGGGTCGCCATTCATATCTACTACATTTAAACGAATCTGTAATACCCAATAACCTTCTTCATCCCGAGTTGCTGAATTAATCAATCGTGCAATTGCTTTTAATACATCTAACATGTCATTCTCCTATTTCAATAAATTATTTGTTTCAACTTTGTTTTGCTTATCCCAACTACGTAGACCTGCTATTCCTAACATGCCCATAAGAACCTGTACAGTGAGGCTAGTATCGATTACTGGAAACTCTCCTGTATAACCATTCGTGGAAGCCACGAAACGCATGAGAGGCTCAAGAATAGAAACATAAGCAAGAGAAATACCACCAACCCAACCCACAAAAGGTCGCCACCCGGCAACGAATATGCTTTTATGTTTAGCTTCTTCCATGTTGATTGCCATTTGGCCTTGAAGATTTGATACATAAGCATTTAACTCCGCTAAATCCCCTTTCTGTTCTATTTCTTTTAATTTACGAAGTTCTTCAGCTCGTTTAATTGGATCAGGCCATATTTTATCAATAGCTGATTTACCCAAATCAAATAACGCACTTAATGGGTCAAAACTCATGATGCATGCTCCTGCCAATATTCTAAATCTTGCCGAATTTGCCTTATTAAAGACATATCTATATTGTTTGCTTTCTCTGTTTCTTCTAAGCGGGATATTTCACGCCTTTCTGTGATTTCCCCATGTTTTCCATCCCATGATGCAATAATATTGTTGTCTTTTCCATACTGCTCTACGATTAAAACACCTTGGTCATACCGCATATTAGCATCATTCATGTGAATTTCAATATATTTACACCACTCTTTATAATCAATATATGATTGAGTAGTTAACATTACTTTTCCTTTAACGCAGTAGTAGTCATTACTCGTAAACCACCAACTACACCTGACAGTACTGCTAATGCTGGACCATAGTATTCAGCTAAAAAAGTTTTCAATTCAGGCATTACTTCTAATACAGGACCCAAAACTCCAAGTGCAATAGCCAACCATATCATTTTAGATTTGGTAGCTCCTTTCACTGTGCTTTTAACATCTTCCATTAGTAACTCCAAATGTGGGGTCGAGGACGACCTTCAATTTCTTCTAAATCATCTAAGTGAATAAAACGCTTATTCCCTTTTTGCTTTACACCAATACCAGTGAACCCAAATTTAGGTGCATGTTTAATAATTGCGTATGCTTGTTTATGGCTAGACTCAATATCTCCTGCTTGCCCTGTTGCGTGGGTTTGTGTGTATCCTTTAAGTTTATTGTAAGCAGGGCAGCGATAACCAGAAGTCATATTCATAGCGAAACCAAGATAAGCTCTTAAATCATTAAATCTCTGTAATGTTTCACTATTGAATTTATTTTCCCCACAACAATTGCAGGATTGTTCTTCTTCAGTGAAGTAATTCTTTTTAGTTCGATGATTCATTGACTTTAGCAAGAACCTGGAGAAGAACTCTTTGTAATTCAATGTTAGCAGCCTTTTGCTCATCTAAACTTTTTACAATATGTTTAGTACGTTCAACCAGAACTTTTTGCTCTGTTTGCATTAATTGTACTTGTTTGTTTTGCTCAATCTGAGTTTTGATGGCTTCTTCTACAGTCTTAAGCTTATCATTTCCAATAGCTAAAGAAGAAGTGAATGCTATAATAGCAGCAATAATTACCCAGTATTCTTTAAGAATATTTAAAAGTTTCATTAATCTGATGCTCTTTCGTTATGATTACGGTTCTGATGTTTAGCCTGTTCATGTCTTAAAGCATTCATAACTGCTATTTGTTTTGCTAATTCAACCAAAGTTACTTCCATATTGCCCATTTGACTTGAGAGGTCGTCTATACTGTCCTGTATAGGAGTCAATTCGTGTTGTACCACGCCTTCAATTTCTTCCCTACGCATGATGTGGTTAGTCCTCTCATATAATTCTGTAATTTGGGCTTTTACTTCAACTGTCACATCACTATGAGTACGGACGTATTCAGTATGATTGGCTTCATGTTTTTTTAGGTCGGACTTAAGCCACATGATTGTGATGGCTTGAGAACCAACAAACACGCCTATTGCATAAAAGATATCTATATCCACAAAATGCTCCGATTAAGTCATTAATATAATTTTAGCTCACTTAATCATAGTTGCCAATGACAAATTTCAAAGAAACGACCTCCTATATTGCATATGGCTATACTTAGCCTATATACTGATTCTACTTTTTAACTCTACAGGCCAATGAAATGAAGAATAAGTTAAGTAAGGAACAATTTTTAAAAGTTTTGCCTAAAAGAGTAAATAATCAAATAAATGATAAGCTAATCAAGAATATTAATAAAATTATAGGTAGTGACCCTATATTGAAACAAACTTATCGTGATAATTTACTCAGTTATACAAATGTAATGACTAATGGCTCCTATAAGCTTCAGTCTTATTTAGATGCTGTACGTTATGTCAGCTTTAAATTACATGGAGACTCAAACGCAATAGCTTATACAAAAACTTTCCCAGATCGATATCAAAAATTAGTTAATAAAGGAGCCACTCCTCAAAATGTAGCTGCATATGTTGCTGCTTACAATAACAATAAACTTGTAAACCTCGTTTTTGAACAAACATTAGTACCTGTCTATATTCTTAATGCTGAAATTTACCAAAAAGCCATAAATACCCAGGCAGAGCTTATGGCTAATGCTCATAGTGAGAAGGTTCGTACCGATGCTGCCAATTCTTTATTAAATCATCTTAAACGTCCAGAGGTTCAGAAGGTTGAGATTGATGTTGGTATGAAAGAGGATAAAACCATCAAAGAATTACGTGACAGTACTATGGAATTAGTAGCTCAACAGAGAAAAATGATTGAAGCCAATGCTATGACAGCTGAAGAAGTTGCTCACAGTAAACTTAAACTAGTAGAAGGTGAAAGTGAGGTAGTAGATGTCAATTGATAAGCCATTAACAGTAGAAGAATATGTTAATAACATAGATTACACCAATGAAGAAGGCTATAAGCCTAGTGACTTCGCCTTAGAGTTTGTTACTTTCATTAAATTAGTTAATGGTGAAGAAGGGGAAGAACACCTTACTCCTGTACTCCATTATCGTATGTTGGATGAAGTTAGAGGTAGCCGACAGAACATTATTAACATGTTATTTCGTGGTTCAGCTAAAACAACTTTAATGGGTGAATACCTGTTCCTTTATCTTGGTGTATATGGGAGACTACCAGGGTTCGGAGAAGTTAAGTTAGCACTCTACGTTTCAGATTCCATCGAGAACGGTGTGAAGAATATGCGTAAGAACTTAGAACATCGCTGGGAAAATAGTGATTTCCTTAAAAAGTATATTCCATATACGAGGTTTACAGATGTTCGGTGGGAATTCGGTAATGCTGATGGCAATCGTTTCGTGGTTAAAGGTTATGGAGCCAAAACTGGAGTGCGTGGGTCAAAGGAAATGGGTATCAGACCCGTACTTGCTGTGTTGGACGATCTCGTATCAGATGAAGATGCTCGATCTCCAACAGTCATTGCCTCCATTGAGGATACAGTCTACAAGGCTATTGATTATGCATTGCATCCAACGCATTCAAAAACTATCTGGTCTGGCACTCCCTTTAACGCTAAGGACCCGTTATATAAAGCTGTTGAATCAGGAGCTTGGTATGTGAATGTTTATCCAGTATGTGAGAGATTCCCGTGTACAGAAGAAGAATTTAATGGAGCCTGGGAA